ATTAGATTCCAAGGAGAAACGCGAGTACGGCGTCAGGAGGAGGCTAAGGCCCTAGCCCAACGCCGAGAAGAACTAATAGAGATGGGTGCTATAGGCCTTGTAATACTTTGTATTGCTGGGGCTGTGGTGGCATTCATTTGGTTTGTAATAGTTTTGAAGGGGACCTGATGGCTACCAAGGGAACGGCAACAAAGCGTGACCCTAAAAAATGGGCGGCGGCAAAGGCTAGAGCAAAAGCGAAGATGGGTGGAAAACACTCAGCAAGGGCCATGCAACTCGCTGTTAAATACTACAAAGATGCCGGTGGTTCTTACGCTGGCAAGAAAAAGTCTTCCAACAAATTGTCTAAATGGACAAAGCAAAAGTGGAGAACGAAGAGTGGTAAGAACAGCACACTTGGCTCTAATGCAACGGGTGAACGCTACCTCCCGGAGAAGGCAATCAAATCTCTTTCCTCAAAAGAGTATTCCGCAACCTCAGCGGCAAAACGAAAAGGAACCAAGGCTGGAAAGCAGTTTGTTAAACAGCCGAAGAAAATAGCAAGGAAGACCGCTAAGTTCCGCAAGTAATGTGTTATCGCCGCGTCAGGAAGGCGCACAGACACCACAAGCAAACAACAGTCTCCGAGCAGGGACGCTTAACAAAGATTAAGCGGAACCAAGAGCGGAGAGAAGAAACGGCTTACGCTTTAGAAAGTATGAGAGAATGGCTACTTCGGGAACAGCTACATTCAATCTTGACATCCATGAGATAGTTGAAGAAGCCTATGAACGGGCAGGGCTTGGCCGCGCCTACTCAGGAAGTGACTTCCGTACAGCGCGGCGTTCCTTAAACCTCCTCGCACAAGACTTCGCCAACCGGGGTATTAACCTCTGGACTGTGGATGAAGCAACGCTATCCCTTACTCAAGGCACAGCGACATATAATCTCCCAGCAGATACAGTTAGCATCCTAGACCACACCATTCGCACCGGCACGGGAGCAACCCAGTCAGACCTTGCAATAACACGCATGGGCCTTGGTGAGTATGCGAGCATCGCGGCAAAAAATTCAGAAGGCCGTCCAGTTAAGATTTATGTCGAGCGTCTTCGGGATTACCCAGTAGTTACCGTGTGGCCAGTTCCAGACAACAATAACTATACACTGGTCTATTATCGCATTCGCCGTATCGAAGATAGTGTAAACGGTTCTATCACGCAGTATGACGCTCCGACACGGTTTCTCCCAGCCATTGTTTCTGGGCTGGCGTATCAGATGGCTCTAAAAAATCCAATGGCGGCAGACCGCATTACTCTCCTAAAGCAGTTATACGAAGAGGACTTTAACCTTGCGGCAACTGAGGACAGGGACCGTTCTGACTTCAGAATTATCCCTGCGTTGGGTTAACGATGTCCAGATACGCATCTGGTAAAAAATCTCTCGCACTCTGCGATAGGTGCGGTCAACGGTATCCATACAAAGATATCAAACCGCAGATAGAGAACAAGCGACAGAACGGGCTTCGCGTCTGTCCACCATGCTTGGACAAGGACCACCCGCAACTTCAGCTTGGCAAAAAGCGTGTAAACGATGCCCAAGCGTTAAGACATCCAAGGCCTGACAGGACAGAGCCAGCAAGCAACACAGCGGCCTTCTTAGCAAGGTATCCGCACACAGCCGGTAGTTAAACATGGATTACAACACGCTAGTTCAAAACATCAAAGACTTTATGGAAGATGATGGCACAGAGTTCTCTGCCGCCGTTCCTACATTTATTGACCTTACTGAACTGCGCCTGTCACGCGACCTAAAGATACCAGCGTTTCGCAGACGCCAGACCTCATCACTAACAGCCAACGACCCATTCTTGACGATGCCTACTGATATGGTGTCGCTAGAGAACCTACAACTTGTTCCGGGTTATACATCTGGAAACACTGGCTCACACCAACCGCTTCTTCTTCGGTCAGACGAATTTATGATGGAGTTCTGGCCAGACAGAACCGCGACAGGCAATCCAGAGTATTACTCATACTTTGACGACTTGACTATTTATGTCGCGCCAACCCCGGCGACTAACATACCTGTTGAGATTAGTTACCGCCGCCGTCTCCCAGCACTATCTGCGGCCAACCTTACAAACTGGCTGACAGACAATGCAAGCGATGCACTGCTGTATGGCAGTCTCATGGAGGCATCTATGTTCAACCGTAACGCTGGTCTCAATGAGCGTTATGGGGCGATGTACCAAGCCGCTGTTCAGCGAATTACAGAAGAACAGCAAATGAGAAACTCAATCGACAACTTCTATCAGAAAAACGAGGGTTAAGACATGGCAACGACTAACGCCGCAACCACATACTTGGAGAACAAACTTCTTAGTTTCCTCTTCAAAAACAACGCTGGGAGCATCACATCCCCCGGCGATAGTATCTACATTGGACTGGCAACCGCTGTATCTGACGCAGAGGCTGGCACACTCACTGAGGTAAACACCACCTCAGAGGATGCCAACTACACCCGTCAACAGGTAGCCGCCGCTGATTGGACACTGACATCTTCATCGGCAGACCAGCAGACTGTATCGAACACAAGTAACATTGAATACTCTGCGTCATCTGGTGTGGCTAACTACACGGTGACACATGCATTCATCGCGGACGCCGCAACATCTGGCAACATCCTGTTTGTCGGTGCGCTTGATGTATCCAAGACAATCGCGTCTGGGGATATCTTCCGCATCAACGCTGGTAACCTGACAGTCGAGTTGAAGTAATGGCTCTGGTTATTGCTGACCGCGTAAAGGAAACAACCACCACAACTGGCACTGGGGCGTATACCCTTGACGGTGCTGTGGGCGGCTTTGAGACCTTTAATGAAGTCGGTGACGGCAATACCACATTCTACTGTTGCACAGACGGTACGGACTTTGAGGTTGGGGTGGGGACTTACACCGCTTCTGGTACAACCCTCGCCAGAACTACAATACTCCAGTCCAGTAACTCAGACGCCGCTGTCAGTTGGACAAGCGGCACCCGTACCATCTTCTGCACACTACCAGCAGAAAAGGTCATTCACGGCGACAACTTCCAATCAACGGGGCTGACATACTTCGACCCCGCTGGCGAGGCTGTCGCCCTGTCGATTGCGTTAGGATAGGACTATGGCAAACTCATTCAAATCAAAGACGGACACGGCGATAGGAACATCAGCCGCTACCGTTTACACATGCCCATCCTCGACAGAGACCACGATTATCGGACTGACCGTTGCTAACATTGTGACAAGTCAAATCGAGGTTGATGTCCAGTTGGATGCAAGTACCAGAACATCGGGCGCACAGGATAGCGTGTATGTCATCAAGAATGCACCAGTACCTGTTGGCTCGTCACTGGTTGTTATCGGTGGCGACCAGAAGGTTGTCATGGAAGCAGGAGATACATTGAAGGTTACCAGTAATACAGCATCGTCTGCTGATGTTGCGGTGTCACTTCTGGAGATTACCTAATGGGATACATCGGCGCGGGTATATCACGCTTTAACACTGTAAACGGACTTAGCGTAAACGCTGACGGACCAACCGTTACGGGTATTAAAGACGAAGACAACATGGCATCTAACAGTGCCGTTAAACTCGCTACCCAGCAATCCATCAAAGCATATGTAGACAGCCAGATTGGTGCCAACAACGAACTGTCAGAGGTTCTTGCCAACGGTAGCACTACTGGCGGTAATGATATTTCCTTCGGTGATGCCGATAGGGCTTACTTTGGTGCGGGGAATGACCTAGAAATTTTCAGTGACGGCACCACTTCTTACATAAAAGAAAATGGTTCTGGTGACTTACGGATTTGGGCCGACAACCCAAACATCGCCACCGCTGGTGGTAATAAAATATTCTACGGTAACAACGGTGTTGCAGAACTTTATTACACAGGTGGAGTAAAACGCCTAGAAACCACCTCTGGCGGCATTGATGTAACAGGCACGGTGACGGCTGATGGGCTGACGGTTTCAGGCGCAACAGAGTTTCAAGACAATCCTGTTATTAGCAATAGTTCACCTGAATTAACCTTCGAAACAACAAGCGCAACTCACACCAATTGGCAAATTGCGGCGCAAGAAAGTCTTAGTCAAGCTTTTGAGATTTCCTCTGGTCAAGTTGACGCAGACGCATCAGATGATACTTGGACTAAGAGGTTTACTGTTAAGAACGATGGCGACATCTCCTTCTATGATTCATCGGGGTCAAGCCAATCGCTTTTCTGGGACGCCTCGACACAGCGATTAGGGCTGGGAACTGCCGCGCCGACCAACCCTTTGCATATTTCAAGCAGTGCTGGCGAAGCCGTCCTTATCAGCAACAGCAACGCATCAGGCAACAGCCAAATTAAACTGGACGGTGCAACTGACTTCCAAATAGGAACTGGTCAGGCTTCATCTGGTTTTGCAAATAAATTCTTCTTGTATGACGCCACCAATGCGGCAACTAGGATGGTGGTTGATAACAGCGGAAATCTTGGTATCGCCACTGCATCGCCTTCTGACAAATTAGAAATAAATGGCAATGCAAGATTAAATCCAACATCTAATCCTGTTTTGCGGTTTGCTGAAAACGGAACTGTGCGTGGGTTGATTACATCATCATCTACCATAGGGCTTAGTCTTGAGGCGCAAAGCACACTACCATTCAGGGTCAACACTAATGGCTCAGAACGGATGCGGGTGGATTCGTCAGGCAATGTAAATATTTATGGGACAGACAATAGGCCGTTAGCGATAACATCTTTTAACACTGTGTCTGCTGGTGCTGGATGGGATTTAGATGCGACCTCTGGCAATGGTGTGGTTAGTATTTCTACTGGCGGTACTGAACGGATGCGGGTGGACAGTTCAGGCCGATTGGGACTGGGGGTCACGAACCCTGTCAACAAACTATCCCTGCCAAACAATAATTACATTGCGTGGAAGAACAACGCTGGCTCATCTGAAACGATTGCTATTCGTGCAAACACATCAGACGGCCTTGAGTTTCTGACAGGCTCAACCCGCATGACCATCACATCGGGCGGTTCGGTCGGTATCGGGACTGCATTGCCGACTGCTGATTTGCATATCTCATACGGTTCTGGCTCTGGCTTGCTTGTTGAAGATACGACAAACAGCCCGTCAGTAAAGTCTGTAGTTACATCAGGGAACACCGAAAGTTACTTTGGTGCGACATCAAATCACCCCCTTGTATTCCTTCAGAATAATACGGAACGGATGCGGGTGGATACATCAGGGCGCTTTGGCGTTGGTAAAGTTCCAGACTCCAATTTTAACATCGGCTGTGAACTAGACCCCAACGGGTTTTTAATTGCAAGCAGAGCCAGCAACATTGCCGCTTACTTCAATAGAAATACTGACGGAGCTGTTGTTTGGTTTGGTAGGAGTTCGTCTAATGTCGGTGACATAACAGTTGCTACAACAGGCACTACCTACAACACCACTTCAGACATTCGCCTAAAGACCGACATCGCACCCATCTCAGATGCCACTGACAAGTTAATGGCTATGAATGCTGTTACGCATAGGTGGAAGGCTGACCCTGACGCCGATGCGGTTCACGGGTTTATCGCGCAGGAGATGGCAGAGATTATTCCAGAGGCTGTGTCTGGCGACCCTGACGGCGAAAAGATGATGGCGATGGACTACGGGCGCATCACCCCTGTTATCGTGGCCGCACTGCAAGAAGCAAACAAAAAGATTGCCGAGTTAGAAACTCGCATTAAGGAACTGGAGACTAAGTAATGGCTGTTAGTTTAGGTCCAAGCGGTCTGCAACTGAACGATGCTACCCATGATGATTTTGCCGACTTTCAGGGCGGCGGTAAGATTTTACAGGTTATCTCGTCAAACAATACATACAACCACTCTATCGCTGGTGTTTCAAATGTTGATTATCAGATGGCGTCTAGTTCTGGTGTCGCTTGGTTTCCAGAAATAACTATCTCGCCTTACTCAAAGGTGCTTGTTCATTATGCGATATCAACCAGCACATCTTCGCCAGACCCATTCTTGTTAATAAAGCTACAACGCTCAATTAACGGCGGCGGCTGGGCCAATGTTCTGGTAGGTGATACCAACGGAAGTAGGACGCGAGTGTATAACGGCTTTAGAACCCGCGCATTGGACAATTACGCCCAAACGCCAGTCCATATCTCGTATTTTCATGAGCCTAATCAGTCGTCTGGGGTCACGATACGATACCGCCTTTTGTTTAGACAAGGGGCGTCATCCACAAGAATAACTTACTTTAATTACTCTACTGCCAATGCGTCAGAATCTGGAACTTTTGTCTCGACTTGCATTCTTCAAGAGGTATCGCAATGATTACGGTTGCTATGGCAGTTTTAGAACTTTGCCCAAATGCCTCGTTTACAGTAGGCAATGAAAGTGTTGATGAAATTACTTGGTTGTCAGAAGATGTGGAGCAACCAACAAACGAAGAAATATTAGCAAAGATAACAGAACTCGAATCTGCCGAGCCTCTGCGTTTGTTGCGCCAAAGGCGCGACATATTGATTGCTGAAACAGATTGGTGGGCATCGTCAGACCTGACAATGACAGAAGCACAGACAGCATACAGACAAGCGTTGCGGGACATAACTCAGCACTATCAATCGCTGGACGAAGTCGTCTGGCCTGAGAAACCATAAGGAGTATCCATGTCTCAGAATAATGTAATCACAATCAACGGTAAGGAATACGAAGAGTCAAACCTTGAACCGACTCAGAAGTACCTTATCCAGCATGTCCGTGACCTTCAGGCGAAGGCGGGACAGTTGCGGTTCCAGTTGGAACAGGTCCAAGTGTCACTTGACCACTTCACGAAAGAACTCATCGCCTCTGTCGAAGCGGAAGGCGAGGACAAGGCAGAGTCTGCCTAGAGGATAACCAATGGCATACATCGGTAAGACACCATCTCAGGCGGTGAGAAGCAGATACTTTTACACTGCGTCTGGGGGAGAAACATCATTCAGCGGCGCGGACGACAACGGCAATAGCCTTGTTTACACGGACGGTAACTATGTGGATGTGTATCTCAACGGTGTCTTGCTGGTTGCCGGGGCAGACTACAATACTAATACGACAAACACAGTCGCAGGGATTACCGCTGTAGCGGCCAGTGACATTGTAGAGATTGTAGTCTACGACACATTCAGCGTCTTTGGCGGCGATGTCCTTGGCGATTTCACCATCTCAAACGGTAACTTCACAGCCAACAGCCTTATCTATCCAACGGCTGACGGAACTTCAGGACAATTCCTGACGACTGACGGCTCCGGCAATCTGTCCTTTGCAACAG